ATCACCAGCCATAGCTTCCATGACTTTAATGTCCTCAGCACTATAATTGCACACACGTGCACAATCAATCAATATGCGTATGGACGCCAACAAAAGCTGAGATGGTAGTTTTTGATCATACTTGCCATAATCTCCACCAAACAAACGCTTCTCACCAAAGGTGAAAATGTGTTGGTGGAGTTGTTCCCACTCAGGTCCGTGACTATTTATTCCAACAGCACACTCAGAAACAAGAGGGTTCATTTGCATGACACGAACAAGAGGGAGAAAATACTTCCTCACCAAAAAGGTCATTGGCAACGCATTACCATAAAAAATTCGACATTTCGGTTTGGACAAAACTTCATCCTTCTTGCAAGCCTTCGAAATTGGATAAGCACGCTCACCACGTCTATAACACGATTCACAACGTTCAATCTCCTCCACGATGATGGGATCAAAAACGCGATTATTCGGCTTAGATGGTGTGGGCTCAAGCTCAATTACGTAATTGCGCTTGGGTCCAGACAAAGGAAATCCAATGGACGTATCCAACTTAATGGCGTCCATGAACTTCTTACCCGGTATTCCGCACAAATTCTCATGATCTTTCATAGGCCTGGCTGCTTTCCACAATGGACTAGCGTAGAGGGGTAAAATCCCCTCCTTGTAGTCCATCACAGCCATTTGCAGCAGATCTGCCTCGTAAGGTTTTGCGGGCACGGCCAAATTGGAAAGACAAGTTTGCCAACCAAAGTATTGAGGATTCTGCACGGGAGGACCATAAATGTTCGGTTCACCCATAACATCTGTGACAATTTCACTAATGGGTGTAACCTTAACATCAGAAACAAAAGTGGTCATTCCAGGACAAGATCCGTAGTACTCGATCTGCGAGTTCTCGGGAAGGTAGTTAAGTGGGCTCTTGGGGTGCAAAGGAGCATCCTTGATTACATTAACGCCCAAGACTTGTGTTTCAAAGACTTCTGCGCTTCCTGTCAAAAGAACTGCCTCTATCTTGGCAAGATCAGCCATAGCTTTTTCAGCTTCAGACTTGATTAGCACACCGGCGCAACCTGAAGGAGCTCCAGAAACTCCTCCCAAATGGAAACCAGTTATTAAAGGTTTATGCGTGGACAACAGTACAGCACCACACAAACCCTTGAAAGTGTTCATTGTCAAAGACTGATATTTCAAGCCATCAAACATGGCTACACCGTTACCTGTGTGAGCAGGAACAGCAAGCCCGCTGGCTTCAAGCATTGAGCCATCCTTCTTCCTCCACAACATGTTAAAGTCGTGTTTGGAAGGTATTGACTCTGGCAGATACTTCACAATATTCTTGAAAGACCCTCCCGTGCTCGAGTAACACAGGGAGAAATCAGATCCAGGAATATGTACCGATTGACACCTAGACAACCGAGTGGCAAACTTACCACCTGACGCATCAGGATTGCACTTTCGAAAAGTGACATCCAAGCTGTCCGATACAAAATAATGATTAGGTATCAATACAACATTGGAGGTTAAGAAAAGACCATTCACCATGTATGTAACATCATCGGCAACAACTGTTCCGTATACCAAATTCTTCTCAACCACGCTCCGTAGTTGGTCAGAAGTGGTATTTACGGCCTCTTTTGCCACCGGTAGTGCACGAGTCACTACTGATGTCCAAACATTGGATTCGGCATCTCGCTTCTCGACATCTTCAGTGGTAACGGGTTCCAAAGAACCCTGAGGTTCCTTCCACGACTTGTAAACACGTGCCATGGCATACATCGTCCCGACGATACCGAAAGCCTTGCAAACAGTGCCAATGTGCTCATCACGCAACTCTGCGAACATGGGCGCAATAGTATTGCGCTTTTCAAGCTCTCTAGCATAGCTCCATTTGATGTGATCAACCATTGCATATTGAGCAGAGATACCCAAGAAACTAAATCCGGAAGAAATTGCAAACAATGAAGTGGTTTTCTGATTACGAGCAGCATACATTCCACCAAAAACAGAGCCCCATAAAAGACAGGACTTTGCAATGTAGTTGCGTTTCAACTTCTTGTAATCGACCAACATCAAGCAATTTCTAACTGCGGGATTTTTCATCCAATGGGCCGGAAACAAAGTGATCCAATCCCACTTCTTGATAAATGTTTTGGCTGATTTCATTATGGCAATAGTTGCAGCACTCTCCACAGCATTGTGAAACGAAAAAAGATCTTTACCAACTTTCTGATCAATGAGGCTCTTGGCCCCTGCCAGAG